GGAATGCAATTTGGAATGTATTTACTACAATCGTTCAGACTGTATGGACTGTTATTTCAACGGTTATTTCAACTGTATTGAACGTGATAGCAGGCATCATCAAAGCGGCTACGGCTGTTATTAAAGGTGATTGGAGCGGCGCTTGGGAAGCTATTAAAGGAATAGCTCAGACTGTTTGGGAAGGTATTAAAACAGTTATATCGACTGTCATTAATGCAATTAAGGACGTAATTAGTACTGTTTTGGGAGCTATTAAAGATACTGTAACAACAATCTGGGATGGTATTAAAGAATTTATTAGCGGTGCAATCAATGCGATTAAAGAGACGGTAGTAAATGTTGCTAACGCTATGAAAGATGGTTTCTTGGGTGCGTTAAATTTACTTAAAGAAGGAGTTTCAAGTGCTATCGATGCAGTTGCAGGATTCTTCGATAAATTGTGGCACATTGACTTAAGCGGTGCAGGTCGTGCGATTATGGAAGGTTTCATCGGAGGTTTGAAATCGATGTGGAAAGGTGTTACAGACTTCGTCGGCAATATCGCTGGCTGGATTGCATCACACAAAGGACCTATCTCTTATGACCGAAGATTGCTTATTCCTGCAGGTCAAGTTATCATGGGCGGTTTCAATAGAGCTTTAATGGGTGGTTTTGAAGTTGTGAAAAGCAATGTGTCTGGAATGGCAGGCGGTATCCGTTCAATGTTCGATGATGCAGGATCTAGAGTTTCAGCAATGTCAAATGCGTTGCAGGGCGACTTCTCAAATAACGTATCTGGTACATTATCGGCTACTTATGAAGTCAACCAGACAAAAGAGCCTGCTGTTATTAACCTTGCTCTAGGTTCTAATGATTTCAGAGCCTTTGTTTCAGATATTTCAAACATTCAAAGTAAAGAAGAAAGGATAAGATTGAAGGCTTCAAGCCTTTAATGGTGGTTTAAATGTACACTTTTAATGACACGACAAAAGGCACACCGACATTTAACTCTGGTTTAGAAGTTCAATTTGGCGGTGTAAGCCTCAATCAAGAAATGAATAACGAGGACGGGACGTTCTTTGTGGCGAACACAACAGGACGTGACGTCCTTGATTTTCACCACGAAACAGCGAACATAAAAGGTCGAGATGGTCAATATCTCTATGGTGCGACTTATAAAGAGCGTGAGATTGAGATACAGGTTAGATTAACAGGCTATACAGATTTGGGAATGCGTAAACAGTACGAGCGTTTAAATCGCTTGTTGTTTTCTCGTAAAGCTAAAAAATTAGAGTTTGGTGATGATGGAGAGAGATATTACAAAGCTATCTTTTCAAAAGTTAAGAAGCCAGAATTGGAAGATGCGAACGATACAGTTATCAAACTACATTTTATTTGTTATGACCCGTTTAAATATACTGAGCCTAAAAGTACAGGAAGTAACAAGGTAACTTATAACGGTGACTTTCCAACAGAGCCTATTTTGTATCTTACAACTAAAGAAGGTTCTGAAATTCGCATCTTACACCTTGAAACTCAAAAATATATCAGATTAAAAGCTACTTACGTTCAAGATTCAAGTCTGGTAATTAATTGTGAAACTAGAGAAATCACGTTAAATGGCCGAAACGAGTTGATGAATTTTGATGTGGTTAACAGTCGCTATTTTAAACTCCAAAAAGGCGTGAATACATTCCAAGTTGAGGGCGCTACATTGAATGATATCCAGTACAAAGAGGTGTTCGCATGATTTATTTATTCAATCAGACGGAAGAATTGATTGACGTTATTGACGAGGCGAGCCTAGCAGAGTTCACTCATACGATTGAATTGAATCAATTTGATAGAGCGAGCTTTGAAATCCCTGTAGATTACAAGCCTAACATTATCAAAGAAGCCCAGTTTTTTGGTTTTCAATCAAGAGACGGGGCTTTTTGTTTGTTTAGAATTTCTGAAAAGTCCTATGATATTGGATTGTCTATACAAGGTATAGACAGGGCAGAAAGTGACTTACATTCATTCATCATCGAGAATAAGCGTCCTAAGGGAACCGCTGAACAAGTATTGAGTGGAATTTTAGAAGGAACAGGCTATCAATTAGGGAATGTAGACGGCTTGACTAGAACAGGAAAATTGAGTTTCTACTATATTTCAGTTCGTCAAGCGCTCGTTAAAATAATTGAATCGTACGCTTGCGAGTTCAAGATTAGATATACCTTTGTAGAAAATAAAATCATCGGACGCTATATTGACATCAACCAGCGTTTTGGACATGTTACTGGACATCAGTTCGAGTACGGTTCCAACATACTAGACGTAACCTATGAAGAATCGTCTGATGATGTTGTAACAGCCTTGATTGGTCGTGGTAAGGGTGAACAAAGCACGGATGAGAATGGAGAATCTACTGGCGGTTATGGTCGAAGAATCCAGTTTAAAGATGTTGTTTGGACGGTTGCAAATGGAGACCCCGTTGATAAACCAGCGGGACAGAATTATGTAACGAATGAAACTGCTAGAAATATCTATGGATTACACCAAGATGGCGTTATTAAGCATCGTTTCGGTGTATATACCAATGAGGATATTGAAGATCCTACTGAGTTATTAAAAGCGACTTACAAAGAGTTACAACGCTTATCCGTTCCAATCGTTACGTTTAAAGCTAATCTCCTAGATTTAGCCAACGCGATTGAGCAAGATATTTGGATTGGCGACAGCGTCGGAATCGTAAGAGACCAAATAGAAATTTCCTTTGAAGCTAGAATCCATAAATTGGTTATTGATAAATTGGATAATAACCGTTCAGTCGCTGAATTAGGCGATTACCAAACGTTACAAGCTAAAGACCGTGCGACACGTCAACAAGCTATCAAAGAAGCAGTTGGTGACTTTAGTGAATCGCTATTCGAACAATCTATTGCGAATGAAGTCGAAAGACGAAACAAAGAGATTGACGAAAAGGTTCGTATTATACAACTTGAGATTGATAACGTTGTAAAAGAATACCAAAACAAAGCAGAAGATTTTAGCGCTAAAATCCATGAAGAGGTGGAGAAAGAGCGCCCTGAGTTCTTGAAGCGTATCCGTGAAGAGTTGATGAGTGGCGCGGACTCAATTGCTGAATTAAGTAAGAAATTAGAGCAAGTAAGCGAGACCGCAAGAATCAATGCTGGTCTAATTGGTGGCGATGGAACCGCTAAGTATAACAAGAACCGTCTCAATGGTAGCACGGCAAAGAAAATCGCCTACGGTACTGATTACGTCGAAGTCGGACACAATGGAGAAGGCTTCGAGCTAGGTAAGCAGTACGTTATTAGTTGGTCAGCAACATGTACGGTTTACGGAAAGACAGACGTTACTGTGATAATCAAGAAGAATCCGTTTTACGGTGGACACGTTCATTTTGTTCCTACTAATCCATACTTGCCAAACATTGACAAAGACTTAACTCAAAAAGAGGAACAAGTCTTATCGGTTTACAACGGAACTTATCAACTGTCATTCTCGGGCGATTGGTATCAGAACGCAGTTCAGTTTGCGACGGTTGATAATCGAACCAATCGAATTGAGTTTGAACCAATCTATAAGACGGTTGCTGACGGGCAAAATTCAATATATGACGGAAGTTGGAACGAAAGTCCAACATTTATTTTTGATGGAGGTAGAACATGACAGAGACAATACCAATTAGAGTGCAGCACAAACGTATGTCAGCGAGCGATTGGGCAAATAGCTCCCTTATTTTGCTTGATGGCGAGTTAGGTGTTGAGAGCGATACAGGAAAGGTCAAAGTTGGAAACGGACGTGAACGATTCACAGCCTTACAATATCTAACTGGTCCAAAGGGCGACCGCGGAGAGCGTGGCGAAACTGGTCCAAAAGGTGCGGACGGTGTTATGCGATTCGAGGAGCTTACAAGTCAACAGAGAGAATCGTTAAGAGGCGCTCCAGGTCCAATGGGTCCATCGGGACCTAGAGGGGAAAACGGAACGCCAGGACAAAAAGGTGACACTGGTCCTCGTGGCGAACAAGGACCTACCGGTTTAACTGGTCCTAAAGGGGCAGACGGTGCAAGAGGTGCTCAAGGACCAGCAGGACCAACAGGACCTAGAGGAGCAGACGGTGCGCCTGGTCAAAATATTATTAATCAAAACGGTGGGCAACCTCTAAAATATTGGTTCGGTTCTAAATCTCAGTATGATGCACTTTCTACTAAAGATAGCACTACTATCTATGACGTATACGAGTAGGAGGTAGTATGGCTAGAGAAGGAATTTATGTAGGTAACAAGGAAGTTACTCATCGTTATATCGGTACAAGGCTTGTTTGGGTGAAAATAAAATTGTTATTTAGTGGTGACTCGTCAATCAATTACGATAGCCATAATAAACGAATAACGCTTAATAAGGATTTTTCACAAAATAAGATAAAAACTGTCGAGATAAATGGGAAAGAAATTTCGTTTTCTAAAATCGAAAATATACAAGGGAAAACGTATGTAACTTTCACTGAGTCCCTAGAAGAATTTGAACAAAAAACCGGATTTAACCGATACCGAAGTTTTTACGGTTCAATTCCTATTAAAGTTTACGGAGGTTAAAAATGGACATCACTATTCAAAACGTCCGTGCGCCTGCTCTTGAGCATAACGGGCGATATTACAAGGTATTTCAACCACGGACACGCGATGAACTGCTAAAACTGCATCACATGGGGTGCGCTGGAGATACCGTTATAACTGATATTCAGTTAGAGCAAGGGGATTTCCCTACCAGTTTTGTGGAACCAACTATTACCCAACGTACTTTGTCAGGGCTTTTTAAGGATTTACGTTCTATTGAACTTGAGTTAAGAGACCAAAATAGCACACTTTGGAGCAAAATCCAGAAAAGCAACCAAGGAGCATTGACTCAGTTCTTCGATACGAATGTTAAGAGTGCTATTGCACAAACTGCTAATGAAATCAGACAGGAAGTGCGAAACGCTTCTAACAGCGCTAGAGTACAGGTTACTCCAGAGGGCGTGGTTATTGGCTCAACTACTCTGACAGGAGAGCAACTAGCCTCAACCATTTCTACAAGTCCTAGAGGCGTTGACATCATCGCACCAAAAATTAAAGTTAAGTCTGACATGATTGTGGACGGTGCGATAACTGCAAGCAAGATAGGAGCGGGAGCAATTACAACCAACGCATTAGATGCTGGTTCGGTTACGGCTGACAAAGTTAAATTCGATACTGCGTTCATCCAGCGGTTAGTTTCACAACAAGCGTTTGTCGATGAGTTGTTTTCTAAGCAAGCAACCATTACAAAAATTAAGAACGTCGATTTCACAGGCGACCACATTAAGGGCGGTCGCATTACATCTCTAAATGGAGATACTACATTTGACTTGCAAACAGGGCAAATTGATATGAATTCTCCAGGCGTCGGGATAAGAAACCAATTTCCAGGACGTCCATTACAGTATCTTGCATTCGGTTCTGGTAACATCAACGGCGTCGAAGGTTCTTACACAGCTTTGCTAAGTAACCGAAACGGAATACAACAGATGGACCACACATCAGCAGGTCTTCAAATCTGGAATGGCCGTTCAGGAAGTAAAATCCAAAGTGCTATCAATATGTATGGACAGAAAATTTCATTTAACCAGAGTGCGCAACCAGGCTTGAAAGAAATAACTGTCGATACGAGTGCACATTCCATTACTGGCGTTGACGAAATTGTTATTCAAGGTGTCCGATTATCGTATATTTTAAACGATATTTACGACAATTTCAGAAATCTTGGAGCAGTAGCTGGCAATTACAGCCGTGGCTATTATCAAAACTGGAAATAAGAAAGGGACAAAATGAACACACAAGACAAAGTTATTAACGACTTAGCAATTCAATTAGCGAATAAGACAATTGAATGCGCCAATTACAAAGCTTTATATGAAGAAGCACAAGAACAAATCCAACAACTACAATCAGATAAAGAAAAGGAAGAATGATATATGACATTTAAAATTATCAACAAGTATTTACAAGAAAACAACCGTACATTCGTCGCTGTTCGTCAAGAATCACCATATACGGCTTTTGACCGTGTCTTAATAGGTGACCGTGTGAACGAATCAGACGAGGAATTAATTAAGGCGGTCATTGGACAAGTGACTACTGAATTTAACCCAGCGGAGGGAGTGAAGAAACTTCAAGAAGATTTACGTACGCAAGCTGAAAGCTATGAAGAAAAACTTGCTGAGAAAGATGCAAAAATTGCAGAGGTTAAAGCTGTTGCTGATTGGGCAGTATTGGCTCGAGTAACGGACGTGGATAATCCGTTAGACCCGACTGTTTTCAAACGCGGTCTTGAATTGGTGGACCCTGCTAAAACTGGCAAAACTTACCAATCGCAAGAAATCTTCACTCTTGAAGACCCTAACCACGTTGAAAAATATCAAGAAGGTAGACGTGTCATGATTCAAGTAAACGAGCCATTCACTTATCAAGGAGAAACACTTGAGCAACTTGCATCATTAGAACAAAACGGTAAGTTAGGAATCTGGAAATGGACTGAACCAAAAGCAGAAAAACCATCCAGCGAATTAGATACTCAGCCTGTTCAATAGTCAACTGTTTTAGAAAGGGAGGTGGGTTAATTGGATTTTTTAACCTTAATCGATAAACTCACGCCCGTTTTAATCGTTATAATTCCGAGCTACTTTTCATTCAAGAGTACGAAGAACACAAAAGAAACCGAAAAACAAATCAACGTACTTTCAGACAAAATCGGAGGGCTTGAAAAATCAGTTGGTGAAATAAACGAAATCGGGCGAGAAAATCGTGATAATCTTTCTCTCATTGGAAAAGGTTTGCAACGATTACAGCGTTTTCGATTACAAGAAAACTTAAAAAAAGCAATTAGGCGCGGGTGGACAACTCAACATGAAATCGAAGAGCTTTCAAGGCTCTATGAAAGTTATGTTGAATTGGGCGGAAATGGCGCTATAAAAATATTGTTTGAGAAGTTTCTCAAACTAGAATTATTGGAGGAAAAATGATGAACAAAATTAACTGGAAAGTACGAGTATTAAATAAAACATTTTGGCTAACGTTAGTGCCAGCTTTAGCACTGTTGCTACAAACGTTTCTAGCTGTATTTAACGTTCGTTTAGAGTTAGGCGAAACAATCGATAAATTATTAGTGTTTATCAACGCTTTGTTTGCTGTTTTAATGATTGTTGGTATTGTTAACGACCCGACAACAGCTGGTCTGACTGACAGCACAAGAGCGCTTGATTATCACGAACCATTCGAAGATTAAAACTGAAAAGAGGAGGCTTTTAAGGCTTCCTCTTTATTTTGTGTGAAAGGGGGATAATCTTTGAAAAAAATTATTAAAAAGCAAGCAGGCGTTTGCGCCAATGTCAGAGATAATGTTTACAACATAAAAGAGGAATTCTATTCTCACGATAAGAACAACGCATTCATCGAACTTCAATTAAATGGAGTCAACGCTGAAAAAATCATCGTGTTATTTCATTTTAAAACGACAAATCGTTTCTTAGAAGTCGCTGGAGTGGTTGAAAATAATATCGTATCTATTCCATTCGATACTAGCTTAATTACAACGGATGAAATTGTGTATGGATATGTTTACGCTGAAAAAGTGGAACAATCTGCGGACATTTTAAAATTCTCATTTGGCGTACGTGTATCAGAAATTGATAAGCATAGCGAATTGCCAGTCATTGAGAAAGACACAAAACGCATCATAGCAATAACGGATATTGTTACAAAGGCTGAATTAGAAGAGGCAATCAAGAATATCCATGTCGAGGGCGCAACTTTTGATGACTCTGAAATCTTACGACGATTACAAGCGCTTGAAACGAAACAAGAAATTGATACAAGCGCTTTTGCTACGAAACAAGAACTAGAAAACAAAGTTGAACGTGCTGAAATCAGCAATATTTCAGCAGAAATTGAAGCTTTAAAGACAAAGACGGATAAAGACACCGTCTATGACGATAGCGCCCTTAGAGAGCGTGTAACAGCGTTAGAAAACAAGACAGATAATGATACTGTATATAACGATGCAGAAATCAAGCAACGTTTGGAAGTTTTGGAGCACAAACCAAGCGTGAATACTAGCGAATTAGTTACCAAGCAAGAATTGGAATCTAAAGGCTACTTAACCGAGCATCAGAGCCTAGAAGAATACGCTAAAAAAACGGAACTACCGCAACCGTACAACGATACAGTATTAAAAATGCGAGTTCAAAATTTGGAAACAAAATCTGATACCCTAGCGACTAAAGACGAACTAAAAGCCGTTCAATTAAAATCAGGCGAGCGTGGCGAACGAGGAGAGCCTGGACCACAAGGACCACAAGGAGAACGAGGGGCGGACGGACTGCAAGGGCCTCAAGGTTTGCAAGGTATTCAAGGTGAACGTGGACAAGATGGGCAACCTGGACCAAAAGGCGAACGTGGGGAACAAGGACCAATCGGACCTACTGGACCCGTTGGACCTCAAGGGCCTATTGGTTTAACTGGTCCAAAAGGCGCTGACGGAGTCGGTATTCCACAAACACTATCGCTTAGCGGTAACACGCTAACACTATCTCACGGTGGTGGAACAGTAAATCTACCTGCTTCCAGTCAAAATGCACCTACTCCATCAACTTCCTCTAGCGAACTAATCGGTGAGGGAATGCCAAACGGTAAAGTCGATGGTACTATCGGACAGACATACGTTGACACTAAGAAAACTAACGGAGCTTTGAAGTGGATTAAACGCACACCTTCCGGTAACCAAGGCTGGGCGGTATTAGATGGAGATACGGGTTGGAAGAACGTAAACATACTATCTAAACTAGGCAATTCTTATTTACAAGTCCGAAGAGTCAATAATACAGTAACTTATCAATTCGGCGGACTACAATGGGGTTGGTTCGGTATTGTTAGACGGGGTAACCCAGCATTCATCGGACATCCAGGGAACCGTGAAAAAAAATGTTTCCTTATAGCAAACGGTGGTATACCTATGGGGTATAGATCTGCTGGTTCGCTAATTGGTCAGATTTTCAACGACGACGGTGTTCCATACGGAACGTGGTATGTAGGCGGTGTTAGTGATGCAAATCACTTACGTTTCCAATTTACTAACCCGGTACCAACTGATAGAGATATCGGAGATATCAGGGTTTCTAAAATATCTTACATCACTGACGACCCTTGGCCGACAACATAAGGAGGAATATATAAATGACAACAAAACAAGAGGTATTAGATTTTTATAAATACTTAGCAAATAACGGACTAGGTATTGATAATGATGGTGCTTACGGCTACCAATGCGCGGATGTTCCAGCTTACCTTGCATACCATTATTTCGGAAAGTGGTTATGGGGGAATGCGATTAATTTATTAGATTCAGCCAAAGCGCAAGGCTTTGATGTGATTTATGAAGGCGATGGCGTCGTTGCTAAAGCTGGTGATATTTTCGTAATGAATGTTCCAGGTTCACCTTACGGTCACACAGGGCTAGTAATCGAAGATTCAGATGGCTACACTCTGAAGACAATTGAACAGAATATTGACGGGAATTGGGACTTCCTGGAAGTGGGCGGGCCGGCTCGTTATAATACACGATCTTACAACGGAATGGTTGGTTATATCCGTTTTCCTTACGGAGCGGATGCACCCGCTCAAAAAGAAGGTTGGATTCAAGATTCCACAGGATGGTATTTCAAAAATCCTGATGGCACATATCCGATGAATACATGGAAGAAGATCGACGGAAACTATTTCAGATTTAATTCTGATGGCTATATGCTCGAAAATCAATGGTATCAAGATGAACAAGGACTTTACTATTGGTTGAAACCAGGAGGCTATATGGCAATCGGCTGGCAAAATATCAACGGAAAATGGTACTTCTTCAACGACCTTGGAGAAATGAAAACAGGTTGGGTTCAGTACTTTGACAAGTGGTACTATTGCACGGAATCGAATGGTGATATGGTATCCAAAGAAGTGCGTAAGATTGGAGATAAGTTCTACTACTTTAATGAAAATGGTGAAATGCTAGAACGAGCTGCAATTTATGTAGACGAGAATGGCGTAATGCATTTCGAATAATAATGTAATAAGGCTATCCTTCGGGATAGCCTTATTTTTTTGTTCCGTATTTGTTCCGTGAAATTGGAAATGTAGTGAAATGTTGTAAATTAAAAACATTGATTTTATAGCATTCTGAAACATTATGAAACACTATGAAACGTATTTTGTAGTCTGTAGGGGGCATATATTATACGCAAAAAGCCTTGGTTTTCCAAGGCTTTTTTGCTTGTCTATAACTAATTTGCCCCAC